AATTTCTTTAAAAAAAGTTAGTTAAAAATTAGGAAGTTATTAACTAGATTATGTATCTTCGTACTAACGATAACGAATAAAGAAAACGAATATGACATCATTAGAATTAGCGAAGCAAGAAGTATTAGAGTTAGAATTAGACTACGATACTATAATCCAAGACTTCGAAGAAGGAGACGACCACCAAGAATTAGAGCTTGAATCAGAAAACTTTACTTTTGTTATTACGGTAGAGGTTTACGGAGATATTCACCACTCTAACGCTGGTTGGCACGATTACGACGATTATACTATTAGCGAGTTTCACGGAACTATCGAGCCTACTAATATCTTAGTAATAGATAAAAACGAAGACGAGTTCGAGTTAAAGGTAACTAAGCAGATTAAGGAACAATTAAAGCACGTAAGATAATGAAAAGGAATACTATTAAGGGATTAGCTCCAGGAATTAAGTCGAGTACTTATCCTGGAGGTTATAGAACGCATAAAGAGTGGACGGATAGCCATACGGCTAAAAGGTTTAACGATACGTTCTGGAGAATTAAAGTTTTAAATTTAAATAATAAAGAAGATGACAAGAGAAGAGATCGTTAAGAGCTACGAGAAGCAGTTAGAGGAGGCTACTACTCCTATCGAAAAAAGTACTATTAAATACGAATTAAAGAAACATTTAGAAGCTTACGATAATGGCGAAGAATATAATAAAGCGATACCGGAACCTATTACTTGCATCGGTTGCGGAAGTTAAAGTAATTATTTACTTACTTTTAATAAACAGAATAAAATAAACACTATGGAAAAGACGAATTTATTTAAGGCATTAGCTAATTTTCAGCAGAACGTACCGGTAATTCACAAAGGTACGAGCGGTTACGGTTATACCTACGCAGACTTACCGGCGATCTTCGAAGTAATTAATCCGATTTTAAAAGAGAACGGATTAGGATTTAGCCAGTTATTAGGTAATAACGAGTTAGGAGCTTCTACTATCGAAACGGTAATTTTTCACGCGGAAAGTGGAGAGAGTCTATCGAGTACTATGGTTATACCTAACGATGTATCTTTAAAAGGTATGAACGAGTTTCAGGTAATGGGTTCGGCTATCACTTACTACCGCAGATACTCTTTAAGTGCAATCTTAGGGCTTGTGACAGATAAAGATACCGACGCTTCGGGAGAGCAGAATAAGGCTCCTAAAAAAGCTCCGGCTAAGAAACCTACTCCTAAGAAGAAAGAGGTATTAGATTCTACTCATAAGACGTGGAAGAACGTTATAGTAGGACTTAAGTCGGGATACTCTATGGAGCAAGTAAAGGCTAAGTACGAAGTATCTAAGGAAGTAGAGGAGGAGTTAATTAAATTATCTGCGGAATAATGAAAGAGTTTAAAATTAGACCGTCCGCATCAGGTAAGATAATGACTAACGCTCGTAAAAAGGGAGAGCTTTCTAAAACGGCTCTCTCTTATATCGACGAATGGATTAAGACCGAGATTTACGGATATAGAAAAGAGATTACGTCTAAGTATTTATCTAAAGGAAACGACGTAGAGGAGGCTTCTATCGACTTTATAGCGGAACATTTAAAGCTTAAAGGGATTAAGAAAAACGAGGAGACTTTCGAAGACGACTTTATGCGAGGTACTCCTGACGTTATTACTAAGGATACGGTAATCGATATGAAGAACTCTTGGGACTGTTTTACTTTTCCTTTATTAGAGAAAGAGATTCCGAATAAGGATTACTTTTACCAGTTACAGTGTTATATGGCTTTAACGGGTAAAAAGAAAGCTAAACTTATCTATACTTTAATGAATACTCCGGAGAACTTAGTTAAGTTCGGAGAGGTTCATAATTACGACGAGATCGACCCGAAGTATCGTATTAAGGTATTCGATATAGAAAGAGACGAAGACGTAATAGAGGAGATTAGAAAGAGAGTTATAGAGATTAGAAACCACTTAGAAGTAGTAACAGCATTTATTTAGTAAACAATTAAATTTTTATAAAATGGCACAAGACCAAAAGATTTTCGTAGGAAACGGAAAAGAAAACGAGCAGTACGGATTTATTAACTTTTCAATCTGCTTATCGGATTTACCTCAGGAACACGTTAACGAGTACAAGGGGAAAAAGTACATTAACCTAACTATCTCTAAGAAGAGAAACGGAGCGGACGACTACGGAAAGACTCACGCGGTATCGGTTAACACCTGGAAACCGGAAGGACAGAAGTCTAACTCGGTAGAAGAGGAAAGTAATGACTTACCTTTTTAAGTACTTAGTTAAGGAATTAGATTTAATAATTATAGAGGAGTGGAAACGCTCCTCTTAATTTAAAACGAAATGGAAAAATTATTTGAAAGATTTAGAAAGAATATTCTAACTCAGTTATTTACTTACGGGTTTATTATGTTTTTAACTGGAATCCTTTCTAATTGGTTTACGTGGACTTATCCCGTAATGGTAGTAATGGCTATTCTTATCGCTTTTTACGTAGTAATATTTACGATAGCCGGAATCGTTAACGTTATTAAAGAATTATTTAAGTAATGATTTCTATAATATTATTAATATTAGCCTCTATATCTAACGCGGTAATGGACGTAACTCAATTCCATTTCTACCGCTCTATTTTTAATAACGATTTATTCGGAGCTAAATGGTGGAATGGTCAAGTATCCTGGAGGAATAAGTACGTAAACGGAGACGTAAAACAGGGAAGAACTAATACGCCGGTATGGTTTACGGACGCTTTTCACTTTTTTAAGAGTACTACTATAGTACTTCTATCTTTAGCGATCGTATTATATGAACCTATTATAACTTGGTATATCGATTTGCTTATCTTAGGATTAGCTTGGAATACCTTTTTTAGCTTATTTTACAAACACATTTTTAAAAAAGAAACCTATGAGTAAAAAACGAAGCGTAAGCACAGCTTTCTGGAGCGACCCATTTATCGAGGATATAGCTCCGGAGTATAAACTATTATTTCTTTACTTAATTACTAACGAAAAGACTAATATGCTCGGTATCTACGAAGCTTCTAAAAGAAAAATGGCCTTCGAAACCGGACTAAGCTTAGAGTGTATTAAAGACGCTTTAGAAGTATTCGAGAGATTAGGTAAGGTTAAACACGTAGATAACTATATTATCTTAGTTAACTATATGAAGCACCAGAAGTATAATACGAATATGAAGAAGTCCGCTATAGAGACTTTTAACGAGCTTCCTAAGAGCGTTAGAGCCGGTTTAGACCTATTAGATAAGAGTAAGGTAGATGATTCTTTTAAAGTCCTTATAGAGAAATATTCTTATATGGAAAGAGTACCTCTTAAAGAAGAAGTAGAAGACCCGTCTAACTATTACGAGAGCGGTAATCTCGTATTATCGATGATAGACTATAAGAAACTATTAAAGCATTACGACTCGGCTACTATAGACCATTACATAGCTAAAGTAGAAGGCTGGAAGAATAACTCTAAAGTAAAGAGCCTTTATCTTACTATCCTTAACTGGCTTAGAAGAGACTCCGAAGTAAAAAAGAACGATGTTAAAATTATAGAGAATAAATCTTACTCTACCGGATTTAATGAACACTTTTAAGCTATGAGTAAACCAAAACATTATTATCAGATTCAGGACGTTAGTAAGGAGCTTTTTAAACTTAGGGAAAAAGGTTTAACGAGAGGTAAAGAGATCGGATTCGATTTCGAAAGATGCGGAATGTCTATTAAAAAAGGGTGTACTACTTATATCGCCGGTGCTCCGGCTTCGGGTAAATCGGAGTGGTGGTTAGAGATACTCGTTAATTTATCTTGTATTTACGGAGATAAGCATATAATATTTACTCCGGAGACGGGAGAAGTACACGAGGTATTCGCCGAGCTTTGTCATAAGTACGTAAATAAACCTTACTTCGGTTCGGATAAGGTTAAGATGACGGAAGTAGATAAGTCTCAGGCGGAGTACTTTATAGGAGAACACTTCGTAGTTATAGACCCTAAAGACGATACTATGACCTTAGACGATTACTATAAAATGGTAGACGAAGTAGAGGAAGAGTTAGATATTAAGTTTAATACTACTACTATCGACCCTTTTAACGAGATTAAACACGACTTTACTAGTCGTCAGGATATTTATATCGAAGAGCTTTTAGGTAAGTGTAGACGTAACGCGAGGAAGACCGGTAGGCATAACTGTTTAATTACTCACGTTAGAGACCAGCCTATAATCGAGAAAGAAGGGAAGAGGTTCTGTCCTATTCCTACTCCTCGAGAGTTTTCCGGAGGTCAGGCGTGGTTCAGAAAAGGAGAGCAGATGATTATAGTCTGGCGACCTCCTTACGGGGTTAGTAGAGATAACGGTCAGGGAACTTACGAGGCTAACGAGGTTATAATAAGGATAGCTAAAGAAAAGCCTAAAGGAGCTTCTAAGAAAGGAGACTATACCTTCTTCTATAACAAAGAAATGAACGCTTACTATTATAAAGAGTGGGACGGGGTAGACGTTTACGCCGATCGTACTAAACTTAAAGATAGAGCCGGAAAGCAGGAGGATATAGACTTTAATAAGAAAGAAGTAGAGGATAGTTTTTATAGTAATAAAGGATTTAATAGAAAAGAATCCGAAGAGGAATTATTAGAAGATACACCGTTTTAGATTATGAGCTTAGAAGGAAACACACTATACAGCTACGGAGTTCTAGGAACCCTTATAACTAAATTGGACGCTAGAACGAATAAAGATGAGGTAACTAAGAAAACTTTAGCCGAACTAAGAAACGTAAGGATTCACTTAATGACCTTACAGAATACTTTAGAAATGAAGGAACATAAACTTCATAAGTTAGAGATAGAAGACGCTCGTAGAGATGCGGCTTTAACCTCTACTCTTCGAAAGAATCGACTACTCGAGAAAGAGTTAAACGAGATTAAAGAAGTACTTTACGACTCTATTTAGTTTAAAGTTAGTATATTAAGCGAGAATTAAAAAAAATAAAAATGCCGAGTAAAAAAGCTATAGCGGATTATAGAAAAAGAAACCCTCATCAGGTTAGAATGAACTCCGAAGAGTTTAAAGCCTGGAAGGAATTTAAGAACGAAAAAAACGAAAGAGAAAGCCTATTAAAAGAGGAGGCAGATTTAGCCGGAATCGAATTAAAGGATATTAAGCACTATTGGTATAAGTCGGAAAAGTTTTCGATGTTCGCTAAGAACGACGGAAAGACCTTAGAAGAGATTAAAGAGGAGATATTAGAAGATATTAAGTCTATAGCTCCTAAGTATCCGAAGATTAAAAGAAAAGCGAGTAAGGACGCTCATTTACTATTTATCGGGTTAGCGGATTTACACTTAGGAAAACTATCGAGCGTTTACGAGACGGGCGACCCTTACAACCATTTAATAGCCGAGCAGAGAGCTAAAGAGGGTATTAAAGGACTTTTAGATAAGTCTACCGGATTTAATATAGATAAGATTGTATTTAATATAGGTAACGATATGTTACACGTAGATACGCCTAAAAATACTACTACGAGCGGTACGACTCAGGACGCTTCTTTAATGTGGTACGACGCTTTTCGAATGGCTTTTAAACTATTAGTAGACCTTATAGAGACTTGTAGAGCCGTAGCGGACGTACACGTAATATACGACCCGAGTAACCACGATTATATGGCAGGATTTATGTTAGCTCAAGGTATAGAGGCTTGGTTTAGAAACTCTAAGAATATTACTTTCGACGTTTCTATAACTCATAGGAAGTATTATAAGTACGGTAAAAACTTAATAGGAACTACTCACGGAGACGGAGCTAAGTCGGATAAGTTACCTCAGTTAATGAGTATCGAGGCTAAGGAGTATTGGGTAGACTCTGACCACTACTATATTTATACTAAACATTTACATCATAAGGTTTCTAAGGACTTTATGAACGTAAACGTAGAAGTACTAAGAAGTCCTAGCGGTACTGACTCTTGGCATCATAGGAACGGATTCCAACACGCACCGAAGGCAGTAGAGGGATTCTTACATCACCCGAGTTACGGTCAGGTAGCGAGGTTAACTCATTTATTTTAATGGTTTACGAATACTTTATAAAAGAGAATCCTATAAGCCTTAACGACTGGTACGGTAGCCGACACTGGAGTATTAGGAAGAAACAGAAGGATACCTGGTTTAAGATATTTAAAGACGCTATAAGCGAGAATCCGCCGAGTAAGATCGTTAAATATAGATTAGAGTTAGCGGTTAATAGTAGGCACGACCCTAGTAATACGATAACCATTATTAAGATATTCGAGGATACTTTAAAAGAGTTAGGTTTTATTTTAGACGACGCTCCTAAATACTGTAGGGAGATTATCCTAAAACCGGACGAAAACTTACCTAAAAAGAGCTTTAAGCTTTATTTAGAGAAAATTAGTTAAAAATTATTTACCTAGTATAGAGGGAGTTACGAAAGTTTCTCCCTTTTTTATTAATTAATTAGTTAAAAAGTATAGATTTATTAACTTAAATAGTGTATCTTTACAGAAACGAAATAAAAACGAATATTATGGAAAAGCTTAGAAATCAAGGATTAACAGCAGGAGCGTATTACGTAAGACCTAATTTTATAGGTAAGAAGTATTTAACTCTTTCGGAGTTAGAATTAACTCAGGTTAAGAATCAGGTTATTAACGAGGTAAAGTCTTCGGAGTACGGAGAAAATAGTATTAGCGTTTACGTTAGTTTAGATAACTTAGATTTAGACTTAGTTTACGAGCTTAGAATACCTCACGTAGTTAAGGACGGTTTAACCTTAGACGCTCATTTAATAGAAATCGAAGTATTTAACGAAGAGGGAGATACTATCGAAATCGTTAACGAGGAAGAGATAGATACTATAACTATTAAACTTTGGTAAGATGAATATAGAGTTATTAGAATCGATAGAGATAGTAGAGAACTTACTACTATCCTATCAAGAAAAGATTAAGAAACTACCGGATAACGAGAAGTTACAGAAAGGTTTTAACGATCTTATTCAGGTTAGAGGTACTCTCTGGAATTTAGGAAAGGAGGTAAGTAATGAACGAAGCTAAGACTATAGAGAAATTAAACTCTTTCGGGTTAAAGCTTAGACCTCATAAGGACAAGTACGCTACTTACGACGCTTACGACTCTAACTATATCGTAGAAATTAAGAACGTAAGAAAGGATTACGGAAAGGATTTAATGTTAGCTGATAAGCTCTATAAGAACTATCAGAAAAGTCAGATATTTAAAAAGGACTTCCTTTACGCCGTAACGGTAGAAAGTAGCTTATACCTTTATAATATCTCTAAGTTAATTACGTCTATCGTAAAAACTCCTCCGGCTCCTTTAAAGATTCCGGTAACGACGGACTTCGAAAATAACGAGAAGATAATTAAATATTCCTACTTTTTAGATAGGAATTTAGCGAAGAAGATAGATCTTACCTTAGATACGGATTAAGAAAACATAATTTAAAACCATATAACGAATAGAAAATGAAAAGAAAAGAGATTACAGAGTTTAACGAGGCGTTCGGTTATCCAGCACCTTTAAAGCCTACTACGTTAGCTAACCACGGATTAAGAGGTAAGTTAATTATAGAGGAGCTTGAAGAGTATAGAGACGCTTGTAAGTCTAAGAATATAGTAGAGATAGCCGACGCTATCGGGGATATGCTTTACTTAGTCTTAGGAGCTGCAGTAGAACACGGAATAGAAATAGAACCAGTATTCGACGAAATTCATAGAAGTAATATGAGTAAGTTAGGAGATAACGGGTTACCTATTAGAAGAGAGGACGGTAAGGTATTAAAAGGACCAAACTACTTTAAGCCTAATATTAGTAAGACTTTAGTACATTCTATAAACTACGAGCCAGGTGTAGAGTACTCTCCGGATAAAAGCTTATGCGAGATAGACGTAGAGGTAGAGGAGTACGTTAGTAAAGTAGTAGATATAACGGCTAACTATTTTGACGTTACGGTTAACTCTTTAGCTGGACCGAAGAGAAAGCACCCTCTAACGATCGCTAGACATATTATCAGCTACTTATGCTATAAGAGGTACGTTTATTGGTCTGTATTCGGTAAGTATTTAAGTAATATTATCGATAGAGATAGGACTAGCTTTATCCACGGAAATAAATTCGTTAATGATACTATAGAGTATGACGAGAAAATAGAACTAGCAGTTAAGGATATTACCGAGAAACTAAAAAAAGAGTTAAGATAATGAGCGAGTGGAGTATATTAATAGCTTTATTTAGAGCTACTACACAGCAGAAGGGATTCTTACAAGGAGAGACTAAACAACACGCTAAGTTATTATTTAAACGCTGGGAGCGTGAAGGAGATAAGTTAGTAAACCTTATAGAGTCGATGTCTAACGAAGAGGAGTTAGAGAGAATAACGGAAGTAATAGAAAACGCAGTACACGAATTAAGAAAAGAGAGAGTATGAAACAGGTAACATTATTCGGGAACGAAGAAAGCGGAGACGAAAAGAGATATACTTCTAAGATAGGTGCTCCTATTTACGAACCTAAGTATAGAAAGCCTCACGAGTTAGAGTTATACGACGCTTCTAAAACGAGGAGACTAATTAACGAGATTAACGCCTCTAAGGTAACGGAAGATGAGAAAGCTTTTCTTATCGAGGCTGCAAGAAGGCATACGGTCTTTAATTACGAGAAGATCGCGGATTATTATGCTAAAGCTCCTAAAGAAGTCCAGGAGCTTATGGAGAAGTCCGCTCTAGTTATTATAGATTTCGAGAAAGCTATAGAATTAGGTTATATTAAACTTTCTAAAGATATTAGAAAACAATACTTAGAGGAGAATGCAGAGTAATTTAGATAACTTTTGCGTCTTTATCCTTACTCACGGAAGACCGGATAACGTTATAACTAAGACTTCTTTAGAGAAGTCCGGTTATACCGGTAAAGTCTTTTACGTAGTAGATAACGAGGATAAGACGATAGGAAAATATATCGAGAACTTCGGAGAAGAATCCGTTAAGGTATTCGATAAAAAGAGATTAGCGGACGAGGTAGACGAGGGTAATAACTTCGACGAGAGAAGGACGATTACTCACGCAAGAAATGCTTGTTTTGAAATAGCTAAAGATTTAGGTATAGAGTACTTCGTAGAGTTAGACGATGACTATACCGACTTCTTATTAAGATACGAGAAAGGTAAAAAGGTTAAAGATTTAGACAGAGTCTTCGATAGTTTTTTAGACTTCTATAAGAGTACTCCTACTACTACTATCGCTTTCTCTCAGGGAGGAGATCATATAGGAGGTTTCTCCGGTACTAAGATGAAGCGTAAAGCTATGAACTCTTTTATATGCTCTACTAAACGTCCTTTTAAGTTTATCGGAGCTATGAACGAAGACGTAAATACTTATACTACCTTATCCTCTCGAGGTAAATTATTCTTTACCTTTACGTCAGTACAATTAAATCAGAAACAGACGCAGAGTCAAGAGGGAGGGATTACGGATATGTATTTAAAATTCGGAACGTATTGTAAAGGGTTTACTACCGTATTAATGCACCCGTCGGGAGCTAAAGTATCGATGATGAATAGTAGGAATACGCCGAGAATACACCACGCTATATCTTGGAAGAATACTACTCCTATGATTATTAACGAAAAGTATAAAAAGTAATTATGAAAGATAGATTTATAAAATTATTAGATTCGGTAGGTTATCCCTACCGGTCTATTAACTCGGTAGATAAAAAAGAGTTAGTAGAAATTCATAGAGCTATATTTAAAAAGAGTAGTTCTTATTATTCGAGCCGTACCTGTAGCTCTTGTTACGTCTCTATGCTTAACGATCTCGTAATTAAGTACGGATTACCGAAGAGGATAGAAACGGCTACGGATTACGAAACGAGAAAGGCTATCTGTTTAGACTGCTCGGCTACGAAAGGACAAGATGGACCTATCTATACTTGCGGGTCTTTAGGTAAATCTACTAAGGGTAGGTATCCTACTTGCGGTTGTATTATTAACGTTAAAGCGAGGTTTAAGATATTCTCTTGCCCTCGAGGGAAATGGAGTTAATATTATGAGTAAGGATATTAAAGATTATTTCTCTATTAAAGAGTTAGTAGATAGAGAGGTATTTAACCGCTTCGGAGATACGGCGTGGAGATTCTTAGACCCTCTAACGTTAGAATGTTTATTTATTATACGTCATAACTTAAAGAAGTCTATTACCGTTAATAATTGGGCGTTCGGAGGAGACTTAGAACAGAGAGGATTAAGGCATAATAACCAGCCTATAGTTAAGGCTAAGAAAAAAGCTTATCTTTCGGCTCACTGTTTCGGTAAGGCTTACGACTTTAACGTATCCGGTATGGATTCTACCGAAGTTAGAGAATGGATAGTAGATAACGCGGATTTATTCCCTTGTCAGATTAGATTAGAAAGAAACTTTAGAGGAGAACCTATCTCCTGGGTGCATCTCGATACGATTCAGGACGAGACCAAGCCGAAAGTCTATCTTTTCGACGTATAAAACGTATATTAGAGTATGAAAAGTGATAATAATAGAAGAATAATAGCGGACTCTACGGAGTCGGAAAAGAGAGTTAATAAAGCGGTAGAGCTTTTATTAGAAGATAATACGAGTAGAGCCGAGTGGGTAATCTACTGTAAAGAGAATTATAATATAGAGTCGAGACAGTCGGATAAGTACTGGGCGAGAGCTAAAGAGATTATTAAAGAGAAGTATTCTAAGGATAGAGACGCGATCTTTGAGAGTCATCACGCTAGGCTTTTCGCTCTTTATAAGAAAGCCTTAAAGGACGACGAAAAAGAAGTTGCGAGGAAAGCTCTTGCGGATATGGCTAAACTTACCGGAGTTAACGAACCGGATAAAAAGGACGTAACGAGCGAAGGAGAAAGAATACAAATTAATATAGGAATCGAAGACGATGAGGAGTAAACTATTAGAAGAAAACCGAAGAAAGCGAAAAGAGTTAAGGACTAAGACGAACTTAATGCCGTTCGAAATTAGATATACTACATCCTTTAGGTATATGTACGGTAAATTTAGAAGGACTCGAACTTATGGAGAAGCTTAAACTAACTAAAAAGCAAGGGTTAGCTTATAAGTACTTAACCGATAAGGATACGGTAGAGATACTATACGGAGGTGCAGCCGGAGGAGGGAAGTCCTTCTTCGGCGTTCTCTGGATTATACATAACTGTTTTACCTATAAAGGCTCTCGCTGGCTTATCGGTCGTGCTAAGTTAGACGCTTTAAAGAAAACTACTCTTAACTCTTTCTTCGACGTAGCTACCTTATTAGGAGTTACTAACGAGTTTAGGTATAACGCTAACGAGAAAACTATAACCTTTAATAACGGTAGTCAGGTTATCTTAAAGGATTTATTTCATTATCCGTCAGACCCTAACTTTGATTCTCTCGGTTCATTAGAAATTACCGGAGCTTTTATCGATGAGTGTAATCAGGTAGTAGAGAAGGCTAAAAACGTAGTAATGTCGAGGATACGTTATAAGCTTACGGACTTCGATTTAACTCCTAAACTATTTATGACTTGTAACCCTGCTAAAGGTTGGGTATACGAATCTTTCTTTAAACCGGATAGAGAAGGGAGGTTACCGGAGCATAGAAAATTTATTCAGGCTTTATTAACGGATAATAAGCACTTACATAAGAGTTACGCCGAATCTCTAAGTAAATTAGACGAAGCGAGTAAGCAGAGGCTTTTATACGGTAACTGGGATTACTCCGACGATCTAGCTAAACTTTTCGCCTACGAGGATATTTTAGACGTATTTACTAACGACTTCGTAGAGGGAGGAGAGCGTTATATTACTTGCGACGTAGCTAGATACGGTAAGGATAAAACTATTATAGCCTTATGGAACGGCTGGAGACTCGAGAAAACTATTACCCTAGACTCTTCCGGAGTAGACGTAACCGCTTCTACGGTTCGTAAGTTAGCTACGGAAAATAGAATACCGATGTCTAAAGTTATAGCCGATGAAGACGGTGTAGGAGGTGGAGTCGTAGATATTCTACGCTGTAAAGGATTTGTAAATAACTCTTCTCCTCTAAAAGTAGACGGCGTTAAAGAAAACTTCGCTAATCTTAAAAGCCAGTGTTATTTTAAACTATCCGATAAGGTAAGGGATAGAGAGATATTTATTAAAGACCAGACTTTAAAAAGAGAGCTATCCGAAGAATTAGATATGATACGTCAGAAAGACTTCGATAAGGACGGAAAGAAAGCCGTAGAGGGAAAGGAAAACGTAAAGATACTATTAGGACGTTCTCCCGATATAGCCGATACGATTATGATGAGAGCTTACTTCGATTTAGTAGGAACTAAGTCCTGGTTAGACGATTTATATTAAGATAACGTAAAATTTATTTACCTAAGAATTAGCGAGTTAGAAATAATTCGCTTTTTTTCTGTTAAAAAGTTAGGATTTAAGAACACTATACTGTATCTTCGTAGAAACGAATAACAAAAACGAATATTATGAAAGTACAAGATTTAAGAAACGAATTAGCGAACGGAGTAACTAACTTCGCTTTTATTAAGAAAGACGGCAGCGTAAGAATCGCTAACGGAACTACTAACCTGGATTTAATCCCTACGGAGAACCACCCTAAAGGAACCGGTAAAGCTTCGGATAAAGTATTAGCTTACTTCGATACCGATAAGAACGCCTGGAGATGTTTATCGATTAATACCGAATTTATAACCGCTTAATCTTTTTT